ACAACGCTGGAGCCATATGAACAATAAAAAAACCAAACTTCATTAAAACCTTCGTTTGTACTGGATACAATTTGGTCAAGTTGGTTAATGTTTATGTTATCAAATATGTATTGACGCAAATCACAACGAAGACTTTGAAATCGACCGTCGTATTTATAAAACTTATCTACACCCATCCAATATACAACACCGGCAGCTACTGCAATTGCATTTGGACCTGCAATAGAGATATTGTCTGCAAGCAACTGAGTCTGCCAAATAGCTGGAGGCCCAAGATACTGCATTGAATAGAAACTGGAATCCGTAAGAACCAGAATTTCTTGTCGGCTTTGCAGGTAAGTAACAATCTTAGAGCCATGCGAAAGTCGAATACTTCCTGCTTGGTTAGTTGCTGCTGGATACCAAATAATCAAAGACTCTTGGTCTGACCATCGAATTAGCATTGGGTCTAGTACAGTAGACCCGTAATCATTTGTGCCAAACACAATTACAAAACGGCTGGCATCAGATACCGTAAAGTTGTTTTGGTAAAGAGGGCAGTACCCATCAGTACCGGAAAGACTAGACACTAGTTGGCCGTTAGCATTGATATAGGCAGTACCGCTACCAGAGCCTGTTGTATTGATTGCCGCCCCGCCAGCGGTCAAAGCAAGATTAAACGATGTGCCTGTAGAGGCTAGGGCGTAGTAAGTTGTGCCCGGAGTAAGTCCAGTAGGCAAAGCTCCGGTTGTAGAAAACGAAATTGGAGTGCCTGTTGCAATCGTAACGGTCGAAGTCACAACCGCAGGGGTGGCAACCGAGATGCTTACTGAAGAAGTTGTATACCCGGTTGAGGCGTCCCAATAATATAAAGGACCACCACGCGGACCATACAAAAGGTTTTGACCAAAGTTGACTTGGTTCCAAAGGCGAATGGCATCAGTAGATGTCCCGCCGTTACCCCAAGACCCTGATGACCAAGCACCCGCCCCCCATCCAACCGTAGGAACCGCAACGGATGGACCTACGTTGATTTGATAAACAAAGTATGCAGTTGTCGATGAACCGGGACCGGTTGCATTGCTTAAAGCAGTACCTGTTACGCTGATTGTGTAACTGTTAGCACTTACAAAAGTGATTTGGTATTCGCCCGCAGCAACTGTAACTCCTCCCACGGTGGGAGCAGAGGTGGCATACGAAATGGTTACAAAGTCATTGTTGATTGCGCCGTGACCGGTATGGTTAACCGTAACGGTAGTTTTGCCTCCAGAGTTAGTGGAGGTGCTGGTAGTAAAGTAGTTAGTTGTAAGGGTAGACGTTGTTCTAAATGGGGTGATGTCGTAGTACGCACCGCCGTTCTCAATGTAGAACTTGAGGTTTGTGCCAACCCCAACAAGGTTTTGACCACCAAGGGTCACCCAGTTCCAAAGCGAACGGCATATGCCTTGGAATATGTTCGCAGAGATACGCGCCCAACCACCAATCTTCTGTGGTGTGCCTTGTCGAAACCGGATTTTGTCAGACTCATACCACCCGCCTTCGTTTGTATAGCGTGTGTTTTCTCTGTTGACTCCCGGTTTAAACAGTATCTTCTTGAGTGGCATTACTTGCTCGCTACACCCTTATGCTTCTCAAAGCTTCGCATACCGCCAAACCCTAGAAGCCCAGAAAGCAAAACCATAAGCTGGTCGGTTTGCAGGTCAGGAGGTGGGTTTAAACCTTTTGGAATGATATCGTAACCTTGACCAAAAGCCCACAACCACTGCATCAGGGGATATCCGAGGAACTGGTAAGCCAAGCCAAGAACCCCAACCCAGCCCACAGCAGGACGCCAACCAGAGACAAATACGCTAGATGAACCGGCCTCAATCTTGTTGATTTCGACTTGTGCCAAGTCAGTGGCTTGGTCAATCTTCTTTTCCTCCAAGTCGAGCTTGCGCTCTTCCAGCGCCATCTCCGCTCGTTCTTTGTCCGTTGTAATAAGCGAATCCGCAACTTTGCCAACTCCTTCAATGATTGACCCAATTCCTATTAAGTCCATTACTTGAGCCCTTTCAGAGTGCGATTAAGCCAACCCAAGAGAAACTTGGACTGACTGCGGTTTTTGTTACAAATGTCGGCGTATCTTGTAATCTTAGCCAACGCATACGCTTTCTTAAAGGCTTCGCCGTCAATTGTGTTGAACTTTTGCAGAGTCTTGTCACCAACAGCACCATCTGGAGTGACTCCAACGATAAGCTGGGCAAGCTTGACTGCGACCCCCAACCCAGTATTTACGCCGAAGTTGAAGAGGTTTTCTGCAACAACTTGGTTCGTAACCTCATCCCCTCTGAGACGGTCCCAAAACTCAACCTTATAAAAGTTACGCACCATCCCACTAAGTAACGGATTGCTGGTAGCTTCGTGGTCGATGAGGTTCCAACCGGGCCAGTTAGGGTTTTTGTTTCGCGCGATACCTGCATATGTCATCCCACCTGTGTCGCCGGGAATAGTGTGTAGAACGTAACCGCCTTCGTCGGCAATCATCTTTTCAAAAGCTTGTTCAAAGTTAGCCATTATTTCCTCGCCATCCGGTCTTCGATAATGCTAATGTGCTTTTGGTTTTCCATAATCATTTCGCGGTTGTGCTGGATTTCTTTTTCCATATCCTGCCTCAACTTTTCCCGCGCCAGTTCAGCCCCAGAATTGGCAGCTTGTTTGTTGTCTGATGTGACCACCAGACTGATTTTTGCGTTTAGGACCGTCACATCGTGGCTGAGTTTGTCCAGAGACGACATCAGATACACAACGCAGGTAAACAAAATTGGAAGCACGGCAAAAGCCGTCTTCTCGATAAGTTGACTTTTGGCTTCAAGTTTTTCGCTCATTGTTTGTCCCTCATCTTGTTGATGATTTCAAAGGCACTCTTTACCTTTTCTTCAAGAACCGCTACGCGAAGGTCAAGTTTAGAAAGAACAACGATAAGCGTGACGATACCCAGAAGGACCGGCCACGCTTTGAGGAAAAGTTCAGCTATTTCCATTAGTATCCGTTTACATCTATAAGTTGCCCGCGAAAGTCTATTATCCCATCTTTGTGCTTGCTTACCAACTCAGGCCAAAGCATGCGCGAGTCTTTGAATGTGAGGACCGCGAATCCAGACCTCCAGTTTACTGGGGAATCCTCAAGGTAGTCCATAAACTGTGGACCATCAATCTCTGCCAATGTTCCGGTATCGACCCCAAATCTCGTGCCCCGATAGTCACTGTATGGGGTACATTTCAGACTGTGCAGATGCCCAGTAATAATTGAAATCCCGGCTGACTGGGTATTCTGATGAGTAGCGTGAATGCCACCCTTATATCGGTGTTTGACAATCACGTTATCAGTTAACCAACATGACCAACACGGATGCCATTTAGGAAAATGGTCTTTAAGAGCAAGGCCCGAAACCCCTTCAAACTCTGATGCCGACTGAGCCAACCTAGTCTCAAATCGGCTGTCATGATTGCCTAGAGGCCAGATTAACTGTGTGTGGTGCCTAGCTTTGTGTGCCGCCTTTTCAATCTCTCCTAGAGCCTCCTGACAGGCTTCTAGCTCTTGGCGGACCGAGGGCTGGTTACCCCAACCAATTCTAGGGTACCTGCTAATCGCGGCTCCATCAAAGGCATCGCCATTGTTAATTATAACGTGCGGTTTAAGGTGCCCTATCGCCCATAAAAGGCCCTTGAAAGCGGTGCTTCTAATACCGGGCCAGAAGTGGGCATCTGAGAAAACGATAACTATGCCGTCTGTCAAACCCGCGTGATGGCGAGCTTTTTTTATGTGTGGTTCAATTGATTTTTCTGATGAAAGCTTGATGTTTAAACCGCTCTCTAGGGCGCGTCTTCTGCTGTGGATGCGGCGCTCAGAGATGTTAAACAACTTTGCCAACGCTACCGGAGACCTGTGTCTTTCCCAAGCGTCCAAGAACTCTTTGTCAGATACCTTGCTTTTCATGGCTGGGTTCCTTGTTGAGGAACCCACCTAATAGCATAGTATTGTGAAAACACAATAATACCCCGTGTTACCGGGGTTTGACGTTAGTCGTCGGTCTGCTCGTCTGTATCTTCTTCTTCTTCAACTTCAGCGTCAATCTCAAATTGAGCTTCGATGTTAGAAGAGAAGAGGCTGCTCAACGTGAACTCGCTAACACCGTTTGCCGAAGCAACTGCGTAGATAGCTGAGAACAGGACGTTCAGCGCATCGATAGGCTCAGAACCGTCAAGGATTTCAATGATTTGGTCTTTCACAATAATCTCCGATGATTGATGGGCGGACGCCCGCGACAAGTTTAACTTTTGCGTAAGACAGGAAAGTTACTTGCCTTTGATGATTGCAGTAGACGTTTCTCGGTCAATTGTCATGTACCCATGACAGGCTATGTTCCAATCTGGCCCCGCCGACATCTCGCTCTCGGCAGGAACTTCTAGCTTGAAGTGTTTAAACAGGTACTCTTTGTCATTCTCAAAAACGCGCCACACATGGTCCATCGTACCCCGGCCCGGTTGACCTCGACTTTTGTTAAACCGGATGAGGTACTTGTTCAAATTACTTTCCAAATCCAAAAGGACATTTAGTCATATTTTCTCTATGGTCTGCCGCATCTGTTAGTCTTTTAATGATTTTATAGTATGGCTTTTGAAGGTAATACCCCAATGGTTTTGAGTATCTTCCAAAGTCTTTTTGTTCAATAAGATGGTGTTTTATTTTTATATTGCATTCATTAATAGGTATGAGTGAAATCGCAGGCTCGCCAAGGTTTAATTCAAATGAGTGAGGTTCGGATTTATATTGAAAAATTATGTTTACTGCAACGCCGTGATTGTATTTAAAATCTACAACTCCGGGCAAAACGCAGTAGTCTAAAATATTTTGTCTATTCCAAACCGGGTCGCTCCATACAAATTCTACAAATTTATTAGACCTTATTGCCCAAGGTATTTCTATTTTTAATTGTTGATAATTATCATTTAACATTCCTTGAAATTGTAGTCTATTATGGTCCAACGGTTTGTCGGATAAACCTACATGAGAATACTCAAATTTTTTTTCGTCTGAATCAGTTGGTTTAATTGAGATATCGCAGTGCCAAGGAACTACTATAGAGTTAGCCGTATGATACCTTGTAAAAGCTTTGCAATTTTTTATTGTTCCAACAGAAACATTTTTTATTGTTTTACCAAAATCTTCAGGGTAAAATTTTGGTAGCTTAATAAACCATTCTGGAAAAAATTTATATGAAAAATCTGGTTTTGCAAACTCATACGCAACGTATGACCATGTAAAGCAGTCTAAAACAACGTCTTTCTTTTTAATCCAAAAAAACATTATATAACTTCCGCAGCGGCAGGGGGGTGGCAAATTTGTGCAAACTGAACGCCAATATTAAAATGTACAAAAGTCAGCGGTTCGGTGGCTGCGTGTCGGCTAAAAGAATGGGGTAGCCATGCATTTGAAAACATCAACATACCCGGTTCTGGAACAAAGTTAATTATGTTGCTGCCATAGGTTACGTCATTAAAGTTTGCCTCTGGTAGATTGATTTGAACTTTGCCGGGGCGCGGGTCGTGAAAAAGTACTCTGGAACAATTTGCTGGGCAGTCAAAGAAGTAAAACCCAACAAGTTGGTCCATGCCACCGTGGACATGTTGCTCCATAAGAGAATGTTTATGATGCTCTTGCGCCCAAATCCCTGTGAAGAATGTGTTTAAATTGGCGTTTGCATAGCCCTGTACACCAAGTATGTTCCACGCAGTTTGAAGAACATATTGAGAAAAGTCAGCTAACCTTGAGTCTTCCCGAAGGTCATGGCTCATACGAACCGGGTAGATTTCGTCCACATCTTTAGGCTGTTTAGAAAACGATTCATAAGACACTTCTTTAACTGTGTCTACAAACTCTGGTTTGCTTTTAGTGTAGACGGCAGACGGAAAGTAAAACGCTTGGTTGATTTCGTCGTTCAAGGTTTAACAGGCCAAACAATGTTGTTAGGGAAACCAACTTGAAGACGAATCTCACGCAAAGCTTTGCGATAAGATTGCCAAAGCTGCCTATCGCCATTATGCAATGGCACATCTGGAAGCATCGTCCAATCTGATGCCGCCAAAAGAGACTTTGCTGCTTCCCATGCAAGCTCACTAGAAGTAGATTGCGGTGGCGCAGCAGGTGCTTCGCCCGCAACCTGAAACCAGCCTTGGTCCTCAATACCTACAAAGGACAGGTCGCCAATCTGGTCAATAAAACCAGACATCCCAAAGATTGGTCCCCAGTTTTCAGGAAGAGGTTGAGGACTGTTCAATGCTTCGCCGGTCGATAGTTTCTTGAGCTGCCACAACATTATCAAGTTCCTTTTCGCGTTCGTTTTTTACCATTTCTGGAGGAAAAAAGCTGTCTGCCTTTCGTTGGTCTTCAAGAGAAAACTTGTCTGTCCCAACTTTCATGTGCGGCTCCATGTCATTCGGAAAAGTTGGATGACCATTTAAACGTTTTCTTTCATCTTCAGTAACTCGCCAGTTTCTCCAACTAGAAAAATCATCTCTTGGAGTTAAATGAATATGACATCCAATGTTTGCTGATAATTGATGAATTATTTCAATTACTTCGGGCGGGTTTAAAACTGCCCATGTAACTTTGCCATCATTCATTCGCATAGAAACTTCGGTGTTTCCACCAAAAGCCGTTCCAACACTAAAAGAACGCGCTCTTAGTTTAGCCGCTTCCATATCTGCAAGCGAAAACTCATCGTTTAGGCGTTTTTGATTTTTTTGCAAAGTAGTTTTCATTGAGCATTCCAACTAATAGTCACTTGGCCTCCAGATGGTACGCTAACTGGGTAACTTCCACCTGAATTTACAGACACACAATTATACGTTGCTGGAGTTGCAGCACTGCCCGGATTTCCCGCGCCACCGGGGTTTCCTGCATTTCCGGAGGAACCGGGGTTTCCACCTCCTCCAGCATTTCCTCGGCCCCCTCCACCGCCCCCGTTTGAAGCATAACTAGAACCAAAAACAGAAAATGGATAAAACGGATTTTGAATGCCGCCAGCGCCACCGCCTCCAGCCCGGCTATTGTTTGCTGGATTACCCGGACCACCAATATTTTGAGCGTAGTATGCACATGCACCGGGAAGATACGGATTTGCATGGGTTCCGTTTCCACCGTTTCCACCACCACATGCTCCACCGGGTTGTCCAAACATGCCCCCAGCGCAGTAAGCTGGGGAGTTATATGAGCAAGACCAGTTTGCATTTCCATTCGCACCTGCGCCGCCGCCGCCACCACCAGCACCCCAACCGTAAGAAGGAGAACCTAGATATGGGAGTGGCGGTGGCCCGTCACAAGTTGGGCGACCTGTGTTTGCATTCCAAAGTCTACCTGCTGCGCCACCCCCGTTTCCACCTTGGCCGCTAGAAGCGTAAACAAATTTAAAATTTGAACCATTACAATAATAAGTATTGCCGCCAAAATAACCAGCGTTACCGCCTGAACCACCTCCACCACCCGAACCCGGATTGCCAGCAGAACCTCCGGTTCCAGCGTTTCCACCATTCCCAGCGGTACCACCAGTAAAAGTATAAGAAAGCGCAGTAGAAGAACCTCCCGTGCTTCCTGCATTTCCTGCGGTTCCCGAATTTCCATTGCTTCCTGCGCCACCACCACTTCCACTATTACCACTACTTCCTGATGAAGCCGGATTCATGGCGACATAAGAAGAATCGTCGTTTGAGCCGGGGTAGTTTCCTCCCGATGCACCGCCCCCGCCGCTACCACCTCTTGAATAATAAGTCTGGCAATTTGCACCACGAAAATTTATGAAAAAACAAGTGTTACAGATGTAGTAATACTGAACGTAGTAGCAACCTTGATATGTACCGCAAGCGAATTTCCCGCGAGCAGCACCACCCGCACCGGTTCCCGGATTTCCTGAACCCCCCGGAGAACCCCCGGTTCCAGTATTACCAATGTTTCCCGGATTTCCTGAATTACCGGGTGCGCCTTTCCCGGTAACGTTAACTTTTGTCACCCCGGCAGGAGATGTGAAAGTGCCAGATGTATTAAAGGTTTGACTTCCGGCTGGGGCATTTAACCCCCCAAACATTGCAATTTTTGGAGTACCTGCTGGCATGTTTAAACCTCAATCATAATAAAACCAACCAGTAACAATGTACTTGCTAGTATTTCCAAATACAGTATTGCCCCGATGTGCGTGGGTATATCCAGCGGGCCAAAGAATCATAGTATTTTCAACAGGGCAAACCCTAGTCTGTTGATATAAAAATTCAGTTTCCCCTGCGGATTCTGGACCAAGTGTATTTAAATATAACATATACACTAAAGCCCTTGATGATTGATTTGCGTTGTTTTGTTCGCAATGCCAAACATGATACCCGCCACCAGAGCCTGTGCGCTGCATTTTCATGGTTGTTCCACGAATTTTTGCGTCTTTTAATACCGAGAAATTATTTGAGTAGTCTTCATAGCAACTTTGAAGGCCATGAAAAAACATGTTTACTGAATCTTTTTCTTCAAAAAGTTCAACATTATGTACGCCAATGTTTAAACTAATTTGATAGTCATTTTTAATATGCGATGGTGCTTTTTCAGATGCTAGACGATTTGCTCCAGCACCGGAGTGAGCTAATCGCTCAAATTCATTTATTAAATGTTGGCAATACCCGTCTGGGTAAACCCCAGTGTATATTCCAATAAAATCTTTATGTTCTATTTTCATTTAAATGGAGGTCCAGAAACCCATGCAACTAAAGATTGTCTACTTCCTTTTGTTACGGGTTCAACTTGATGTCTAACAAAAGATGGAAAAACTGAAATAAAACCACGTTGTTTCTGTGCGGTTTGAGTTCCTTTTGCTGTAATTAATTGAAGATTTCCACCTTCGTATTCAGATGCGTCAGTCAATTGAACGCTAACGGATAACTTTCTGCATAACCCATGTCCTATATCTTGATGCCATCCATAATTACCATTTTCTGAGGCAGAATAATTAGCTAATTGCAATGGCTCTGAAAATCCTGTTAAATCAAACCCATAAAACTGAGAATTTATTTCAGAAACAACTTTATTAAGCGTATGAAAAACCCAAGACGTTTCAGAATTAATCTGAATCCAACTTACTTGAGATTTTCTGATATTTTTGTCAATCCTGTTTGAATTTAATAAGTCCGCTCCCACACCTGCATCTTGGTCTGACTGTTTCGCTTTGTTTTGCAACCAATCAAGCTGCTCTTTGCTAAATGCATTTTCCCACCAAACTGCGGAAACAATGTCTTTAGAAATTGGAGTTATTAAATATTGCATTAGCTGTTAATGTAGTTTACAAGGGTATCTGCATATGCAGTAATATCAGCAGCGGAAACTTCTCTAGCATCAACTGGCTGGTTATTACGGTTTGCAATTAACGTATTTTGAGCAAGTTGAACGGCAGAAAGTTTAGCCTGTTTTGCTTGCATTTCTGCGTTAGCTGCGGCTTGAGCAGCCTGACCGGCGGCAGCGGCATTTTGACTAGAAACTTGAAGCTCTAATGCATTGTCATGTTGCTTTTGCATAAAAGCCAATTGACTTGTTTGGGCAGAGATAGCCGCACTAAGTTGTCTTGCAACTTCGGTATTGATTGCGGTTAATTGTTCGGGGGTAAATTCCATTTTAAACTCCTAAATTAAGTGGACATGTTCTTCATTGAGATATTACCGTACCACGTTGTACCGCCATCAGGGGTGAAGAAGACCCAGATGTCAGTTGCGCTAGCTGTCGTGGTGCGAGAGAGAGAAGCGGAACCATTGGGAAATTTAAACGAACCACCAGACCATGCCACAGTTCGCCCAGCAGTTGCGTCGTTCGTTAGTATAAGTGTAAACGAAGACGAGCCTGTTGCAACAGCAGAAGCAAGTGTAAACGTGCAGTTGCCGGTAAGTGTGGCAGTAAACACGTTACCGTTGGTACAAGTGATTGTTTGCGCGGTTCCGGTGTTGCCAATAGCAGACACTGTATCGGCATATGCTACCGGCTGCGAATAACCCGTAGAAGTGAAAGAAAGTCGCCGTGTGGAGTTGGTTGCAATACTAACTGTGTTAGCCGCAGACAGGTACACACCGTTTGTTGGAACAGTAGAACCGGAAGGAATAAACGAAGTTGCGGTTGAACTGCCAGTAAGCGTAAGATTGGTCCCGTCAAATGGCGGGGTAATCTTTACAAAGTCTGTACCGTTAAAGGCAAGAACAGCCCTTTCGCTTACGGCAAGTGACACACCAGATTGGCCTGATGCTTTAAACGTGACCGTGTACGTCGCTGACGTATTGATAACAATATACGTCTTACTTGCTGCCGGTGCCGTAATGGTAATTGCGGCTGATGCGGGCGAAGCAATAATGATTGCATACTGAGAAGAAGTAGCGCCAAGACTTGAACCAGTTGACTTGGTAAGCGTTGTATCAGCAGTAAGAGTCAACGCACCTGCAATAGCAGAGTCAAGATACGTTGAAATATAGTTGTTAACAGTGTCGCCCCAAGTACCTGACAACTCCCCCGTAGCGGGGAGGGCAAGCCCTAGTAGCGAGGTATATGAGGTTGCCATGTCAGTCCTTTACGGTACGTTAACCACTGGTGCCCAAGAGGCATCAAGTGTAGTGTTAATTAATTGCCAGTTTGGTGTTTGAGTATCATCAATTGGTTCCCAAAGATACCTAACGCTTTGCGTTGTTGATATCGGTACTGTTTCAGATACAGATGCAGTATATGAAGTTAAAACACTGGAAGAATCAGAAATTGCAGAAGAATCAGAAACCAAAAATTTAAATGTTGCATTTACAGTTTCATAAGTAAATATTGGAGCAATTTCAAATATTGAACCATTGTAATTTGTAAGAGCCGTTTCTGTTGTTGCGGTTGTTACTGTTTCTGTTCTGTCTGCGTTAAAGTAAGTACCAACAACCTGCGTTGTGCTGGTTGCCATAGTCTCGGTTCTAGACAAACCATATGCAGCATCTTGATTATTGGCGATTGCAATAGTTTCAGAATTGGAAAAAGCAAAAGTTGCATTTACAACGTTTGTTTCAACAATATTAAATGTATCTGCAAACGAAACCTTATAAGATGTTGTTGCTGTTTCAGAAACGGTTATTGTTGATGATTCGGTAATCTGTGCATCAAAATCAATTCTAATTGATTCTGTTGTACTTATTGTTCCTATTGGTTCAGTTCTTGAAAAAGCAAATGTTGCGGCTACAGACTCAGATGTTGACGTTGCTAGGCTGTCAGATACGGAACCCGGAAAAGCTACAGAGGCGTCCTCAAGAGTTGAGGTTGCAATTGTTTCGGTGACACTATCCGCAAAGGGAGTGCCACCGCCCCATATACCAGAACTCCAAGTGCTGAATCCCCAGCCGGTTGCCATTTTAGGTCAATGTGCAAGTATAAGAAACCGCAATGGTGTCGCCGTTAACAACCGACTTGGAACTAGAAAAGTCCCCAGCAGAAAACAAAGTACCAGTCGTGTTATCAATCGTGGAGCTACCGCCGATGTTGATAAAGCACCCTGCTACCGTTCCGGTAGAAGTAATTGAGAAGCTCGATGCCGCCGAAGTGGTTTTGCTACCTGCTGATGCCGCGCTGAACGTAGGGGTCTTGCGACTGCCGGTATACGTTGGAGCGTTGGCAAGACCAACCTCATTCCATGAGGCATGGGATGATTGAGTATCAGCAACTACAGCGGTGCCGGTTCCTTTAAGGCCCATGACAATCGCGCCAGCGGCAGAGTTACCAAGAATCGTATCCAACGTCAGGTTTTTACCTACCGTGGTTACAAGATTCTCAATGTTGTCTTCCCACTTGATGTTGCCGTCTTGGTCATAGCAAACAGCGTGGTAGAAACCCTGAATGCTCAAGGCATCATTGGGTTGTGTGTTGTAGCTGCTTGCAGCCTCAACCCTGTCAATTGCAGTAAGTTTTTCCATTTTAAACCCTAATAATCGCAGAAGTGTAAGTGTTGGCGGGCAAAGTTACAGTGAAGGTACTTGAGCAGGTTTTGTCTGACCCGAAGTTCAACACAGCAATTGACTTGTTGCTTTTGCTGGCATTATAAATCAATGCCCCTCTGCAAGTAAAAGCAGAAGATGTCCAAGTCAAGTTGTCAAAGCTGACGTAGGCAACGCCGTTTAAAGTGTTTACGGTGACGTTTGTGCAGGTCTTTCCACCTGCTGTATACCCGGTTCCAACAACTTCGTTGGTGGTCGTGTAA